ATGTTACACGAACAACTAATAGAATCATATAAAACCGAAGTAGCTGATAGAGATAGTGCAAGAAAAAGGGAAGTAGAAATAGCTAAAGTAAAAAAGTTTGATTTTATGTTTACTCTCACTGGTCTAGTAGGTCTATCTACATTTGTTTTTTTAGTATATGCTATCGTTTATATTAACATACCAGAACACAACGAAAAGACATTTTATACTTTAATCGGTCTCGTAGAGGGAATAACTTTGAGCATCTTCAGTTTTTACTTTGGTGCTTCAATGAGAAAAGATAAATAATCATGAAAGATTGTAATTGTCAAATATGTAAATGCAGCTCAAGCTGCTCGTGTAAATGTTGTAACTGTTAGTATGGAAAAAGAAATAGAAGAATTAAAGTCTCAACTTACTGGAGATATGTTTAAAGATATGGATATCAAAAATAAGATACACAACTTAGAAATGAAGTTAAAAGGTGTGAAACCAGAAGATTCTCATTTTGACTGTATAGGCTGTGGGTCTTGAAAAAATAATTATATTTGTATTATTAATTAAAATTAAATCAAATGGAAAAGATAAAATCAATTATAAATTCGTCCCTTTTTAAATCAGGTGTAGCTGTTGCTATAGGACTTATATTATTAGCAGAATCACATCCTTTATATGCTGGCATTGCTCTTGGCATTGCTTTAAGAGAATTTTTATTAGCATTTAGTAAACTATAATCAAATGGAAAAAATGAATAAAGAAGAAACAGAGATGTTAAAATCTTTGCAGTCTAAGCTATTTAATAATAGAATAGATGTAGGAGATATTGAAGTCGCAATATCCCGATTAACTACAAGAAAAAATACATTACTAAGCGATATTGAAACCGTTTCAGCTGAGTTGCAAAAAACCCAAGCAGAGATGAGTGAAAAGTATGGTGATAAAAAAGTTAACTTAGAGACTGGCGAACTGTCATGATAATAAGAAAGATATCTGTAGGTGCTGACTATAAGTCTAGCTCAATGCATTATTTAGTAGGTCAATCTATACTAGGTGGATCTTATAAAATACATCATATCAGAATGGAAGAAAATGGTTCCTACAAGATATGGATAGATAATGGCGGAGAGGTTTTTTTATGGAAAGAATTTGGTAAGAATATGCCTGTATCTGTAGAGTATCTTATAGACTTTTAATATGAGATCACCTTTTCATTTTTTAATTAAACCACTAGGCGGTAATAGGTATAAACACACTAAAGATATTAATGGTGTAGATTTTATAGTTAGTTCTTCACAAGAAGACCATACTGCTACAAACAGATACGCTGAAGTAGTGGAGCCACCTATTGTTTACGATGGAGATATTAAAAAAGGAGATATATTAATTGTTCACCACAATGTGTTTAGAAAGTACTATGATATGAAGGGTCGAGAAAAAAGCGGCCCTTCTTTTTTTATGGATGACTTATACATTATAGATAATGAACAATTCTTTCTTTATAAGGATCCTTCTGTAGAAAAATGGATTGCTCCTAATCCGTATTGTTTTATAGAACCTATTAACAAAGAAGAATCATTATTCAACGATGGCGGTGCTCATGAAAATTTATTGGGAAAAATTAAGTATATTAATAGTGAATTGAAGTCTAAGGGACTTAATGTAGGGGATGTTATTAGTTTTCAACCTGAGAGTGAGTATGAGTTTGATATAGATGGAGATAAACTATATAGAATGTTCACACGTAATATTTGCATGTTGGTATGACTACAAGAGAAATAAAAGAAGATATTATAAAAGCTGGAGAACTAGCGGTAAAGCAGTTAGTAAAAGTTGCTAAGGAAGAAATAATTAAGCCTGATCCAGAGGATGAGTTAGCAGCAGACAGGTTAAAGAATGCGGCAGCTACTAAGAAGCTTGCTATATTTGACGCATTTGAAATATTAAATAGAATAGAAGCAGAAAGGTCTTTATTAAACGAAGAGCCTGAAAAAGAAAGCAAGAATAAATCATTTGGTTTTGCAGAACGAAGATCAAAATAATCTATACACAGTATTAAAAAAGCCTATCCCTAATACAGTTATGGCTTCTAAAAACAGAGCCAAGACGTGGGAGTATGGCTATCACAAGAAGTATGATTTAGTTGTTATATCTAAAGATGGAACCCTGGGAGATGTGTATGAAATAAATGGGGTTAAAGTAGGACTACCTAAGACACCTAAAAAAGTTGATAAAGGTGTTAACAAGTGGCAAACAAAAGAGTATCCTAAAGAATTACAAAGAATAAAAACAGTTTTTGATTGGAGTAGAAGAGATAATGCATTTAAAAATAAATGGGTTGACTTTGTAGAGAATGAATTTGACATAAGAGAGTATGGCTACTGGTTTACTAATAACAACCAACCAACATATATAACAGGGTCTCACTACATGTACTTACAGTGGACTAAGATAGATATAGGACTTCCTGATTTTAGAGAAGCTAATAGAATATTTTTTATTTATTGGGAGGCATGTAAGGCTGATAAAAGATGTTTTGGAATGTGCTACCTAAAGAACAGACGTTCTGGGTTTTCTTTTATGAGTTCTTCTGAAACGGTTAATCAAGCTACTATATCAAGAGATTCCAGGCTAGGTATATTATCTAAGACAGGGTCAGATGCTAAAAAAATGTTTACCGATAAGGTAGTTCCTATTTCTAATCACTATCCGTTTTTCTTTAAACCTATTCAAGATGGTATGGATAAGCCAAAGACTGAATTAGCTTATAGAGTTCCAGCCAGTAAGATTACAAAGAAAAATATGTATGAAGAGGATGATAATGATGTAGATGGATTAGACACTACTATTGACTGGAAGAATACTGATGACAACTCTTACGATGGGGAAAAGTTATTACTATTAGTTAGTGATGAATCTGGAAAATGGCTAAAACCTAACAATATACTAAATAACTGGCGTGTAACCAAAACATGTCTACGATTAGGTAGTAAAATAGTTGGTAAATGTATGATGGGTTCTACGTGTAACGCTCTGAATAAAGGTGGTGGTAATTTTAAAAAATTGTACGAAGATTCAAATCCCTTTGAAAGAAATGCTAATGGTCAAACTAAAACAGGTTTATATAGTTTATTTATTCCTATGGAGTGGAACTTTGAAGGATATATAGATGAATTTGGGATGCCTGTATTTAAAACACCAGAAAAGCCAGTGGTTGGTGTAGATGGAGAATATATAGAAACAGGTGTTATAGATTATTGGGAGAACGAAGTAGACTCATTAAAAGGAGATAATGATGCATTGAATGAATTTTACAGACAATTTCCTAGGACAGAAAACCACGCATTTAGAGATGAAAGTAAATCATCTATATTTAATTTAACTAAACTATACCAGCAGATAGATTATAACGAGTCACTTATAAAGGATAGGTTTTTAACTAGGGGTAGTTTTCATTGGAGAGATGGAATAAAAGATAGTAAGGTGGTATGGGTTCCTAATAACACAGGAAGATTTTTAGTTTCATGGATACCAAAAAGTAACTTACAAAACAATGTGATTGATAAAGGGGGTAGGTATCTACCTGGTAATGAGCACTTAGGGAGCTTTGGATGTGACCCTTATGACATATCAGCTACTGTTATGGGTAGGGGATCTAATGGTTCATTACATGGAATGACTAAGTTTAATATGGATGATGTTCCTAGTAATGAGTTTTTCTTAGAGTATGTAGCGAGACCACAGACAGCTGAATTGTTTTTTGAAGATATTTTAATGGCGTGTGTGTTTTACGGTATGCCTGTACTTGTAGAAAACAACAAGGCTAGATTACTGTATCATTTTAAGAACAGAGGATATAGAGCTTTTTCTATGAATAGGCCAGATAAATTAAAAAATAAACTATCTGCTTCTGAGAAAGAACTAGGTGGAATACCTAACTCATCTGAAGATGTTAAGCAAGCACACGCTGCTGCTATTGAAGCCTATATAGAAAAATATGTAGGATTAGATTTAGATAATGTATATAGAGATCCAGATGAAATGGGCTCTATGTATTTCACTAGAACATTAATGGATTGGGCTAAGTTTGATATAAATAATAGAACTAAGTATGATGCCTCTATTAGTTCAGGACTGGCTATAATGGCTAATCAGAAGCATTTATATAATCCAGTTGTAAAAGAGTCAAAAATTTCTATTAACTTTGCAAGATATAGTAACAAGGGAAATAGAAGCCAAATTATAAATAAATGAAGGAGCCTATAGTATTAATAAACCCTGTAACTTTTCCTAATCAACTCGCAACGGATAGCCAGAAAGCTACCGAGGAATACGGTTTACAGGTAGGGCATGCTATTCAGTACGAATGGTTTAAAAGGACAGGTAACACATGTAGGTATTACAATCAATGGGTAGAGTTTCACAAACTTAGATTATACGCAAGAGGAGAACAACCCATTGATAAGTATAAATCCGAATTAGCTATAGATGGAGACCTTTCCTATTTAAACCTAGACTGGACACCTGTACCGATTATTCCAAAGTTCGTTGACATAGTAGTTAACGGCATGTCTAATAGATTATTTACCGTACAAGCATATGCTCAGGATGCATTAGCATCTGATCAGAGAATGGGATATCAGAAGATGATTGAGGCTGATATGGTAGCTAAAGATTTTTTAAATCAATCAAAAGAATTATATGGTATAGATGCATTTAATACAAATGCAGAAGATTTACCAGCAGACGACCAGGAGTTACAGCTACATATGCAGCTAGAGTATAAGCCTGGTATAGAGATAGCAGAAGAAGAAGCTATTAACACAATACTAGAAGAGAATCACTACTATGATATTAGAAAAAGAGTAGACTATGATATATGTACTCTTGGTATGGGTTGGTTAAAGCATGAGTTTTTAGCAAATACAGGTGTTAAAGTAAGTTATGTAGATCCCGCTAATTTAGTATATAGCTATAGTGAGAGTCCAACATTTGAAGATTGTTTTTATTTTGGAGAAGTAAAAAGAGTTCCTATTACAGAGTTATTAAAGATTAATCCAGATTTAAGTAAAGAAGATTTAGAAGAAATATCTCAGCTTAGTTCTAGTTGGTATGGCCACTATGGTATATTAAATCCATATAGAGATAGCTTATTTGAAAAGGATGTAGTTTGTTTACTATACTTTAACTATAAGACAGACAAGAAGTTTGTATATAAGAAAAAATATTTAGATAACGGAGGTGAAAAAGTAATTAGAAAAGATGACTCTTTTAATCCACCTGCTGAAGACCAAGAAAGATTCGAGAAGATAGAAAAAAGAATTGACGTATGGTATGAGGGTGTGATGGTATTGGGTAGCAATAAATTACTTAAATGGGATTTAGCTAAGAATATGGTTAGACCTAAGTCAGCATCTCAATATGCTACACCTAACTATATAGGGGTTGCTCCAAGAATGTATAAAGGAGTAGTTGAATCATTAGTAAGACGTATGACTACGTTTGCTGATTTAATTCAAATGACTCATTTAAAACTACAACAAGTCATATCAAGAGTAGTTCCAGATGGTGTTTACATTGACGCTGATGGATTAAACGAGGTTGATTTAGGTACAGGAGCAGCATACAACCCAGAGGATGCTTTAAGACTTTATTTCCAAACAGGTTCTGTTATTGGTAGAAGTTTTACGCAAGATGGTGAGTTTAATCATGGTAAGGTTCCTATTCAAGAATTATCAAGCAACTCAGGTCA